GACAGATGGCAGTTATGTCAGTAACACTTAATCGTGTAAAGGATTCAAGATTTCCAAATACGATTTGTGGAGTTGTAAAACAGGGGCCACATAGACCTAGTTGGAAGGGTACTGGTGAGTTGATACCAGTGAGACATAGATGTCAGTTTAGTTGGTATTGTGACGGTAAGTCAGATACACCACACGATAAAACTACATATAATTCAATTTATGTCTTTACAACTGGACTAGTTTCTGGTAGAATAACCCTATTAGATATAACAGATGGTGCAACACATTATCATGCAGATTATGTATCACCGTCTTGGGCAAAGACTAAAACTAAAACAATAGAGATAGAAGACCATATCTTCTATAGATGGGAGCAATAGATGAATATATTTTACTTACATGAAAACGCAAAGAAAAGTGCAGAGATGCATGTAGATAGTCATGCAAGTAAGATGTGTATCGAATATGCTCAACTCATGTCTACTGCACATCGTGTATTGGATGGTAAACAAGTAAAACGATTGAGTAAGAACAATCGTCTAATTACTACTTACGACCATCCAGACCCACAACTAGACCATACTTTGTACAAATCTTGTCATGTCAATCACCCTAGTGCTATTTGGGTAAGACAATCCAAGAAAAACTACAGATGGTTGTATGAGTTGTGGACAGAACTGAATACAGAATTTATGTACAGGTATGATAAGGATGTCTACCATGAGAGTTATCGTAAACTAAAGTGGGCGTTATTCAGTCCACCAGAGAATATGCCTGAGGGTGTATTCACAGAACCCTTACAAGCAATGCCAGACGATGTAAAAAACGAATCGTCAATCACTGCTTATAGGGATTACTATATAAAATATAAACAACATTTGGCATCATGGAAGAAAAGAGGTATGCCAACTTGGATGGAGATAAATAGTGTTACATAAGATAAGTGATATGTGTGATAAAATTGATTCAATTAAAATGATGAGTGATAAACTCAGAGTAGCAAAATATTCTGAACCTAAACGTCCAACGCATGAAATTAATGAATTGATTGAGAATATTCAATCAGACTGTTTATCTATTGCTATGGATAAAGGCACTTATTGGAAACCAGATGCCTCTTCAGTGATACAAGTTATGACACCCGAAGAAGAACGTGAGTGGAAGATTATGGATAATCTTAGAGATAAACAAAATAAAAAGAGTATATAATGCCAACATTTACATTTAGAAATACAAAAACAGGTGAAGAGTTTGATGACTTTTTAACAAACTCAAAAAGAGAAGAACTCTTAAAGAAGAACCCACACATTAAACAGATGCCTTCAATGTTTTCTATCGCTGGTGCGGTAGGAGATAATATTGATTCAAAGACTGATGCTGGTTGGAAAGAGGTTCTTGCAAAAGGGGCAGAGGCACATCCCGATAGTCAATTAGGACAACGGTATGGTAGGAAGTCTGCAAAACAAATTAAAACAGATGCGGTGTTGGCTAAACATCGACACAAGTGGAGTAACAATTAATGGCTAAAGTGAAAGACATTAGAATTGACCAGATGGTTTCAATTAAACCAATCACGGACAATCAAAAGAAGGCGTTTGAGTCGTATAAAGCAGGAAAGAATTTATTCCTTTATGGTGCGGCTGGAACAGGTAAAACATTTGTTTCATTATACAATGGACTACAAGATGTTCTAAGAAATGAAACACCATACGATACAGTGTATATGGTTCGTAGTGCAGTTCCAACTCGTGAGATTGGTTTCTTGCCAGGCGATGAGGAAGATAAGACAGCACTATTCCAAGTACCATATCAGAACATGGTTAAGTTTATGTTTGAACAACCGAATGCAGCTGCATTTTCTGGATTGTATGATAGACTTAAAAATCAAGGTTCATTAATGTTTTTGACTACTTCTTTTCTTAGGGGTATCACATTAGATAATGCAGTTATTATTGTGGATGAATGTCAGAACTTGACATTCCACGAATTGGATACAATCATTACTCGTGTTGGACAAGATTCAAAAATTATTTTCTGTGGCGATTTCTTTCAGACAGACTTAATGAAGCATAGTGATAAACAGGGAATGGTTAACTTTATGAAAATCCTAGATGCAATGGAACAGTTCGATAATATCGAATTTACAATCGGTGACATTGTGCGTTCTGGTTTTGTGAAGGAGTATCTAATCAACAAAATCCGATTAGGAGTTGAATAATGGCGAAAATGTACGGAGCTACTATTGCACATGAAGGTGTGTCAAAAGGAACTTCACTTGGACGTAAACCAATTACGTCTACAATGAATAAGTCTAAAAGACGTAGTTATAAGAAATATAGAGGTCAAGGTAAGCGATAAGCTGTTGACAATAATGTGAATATAGTGTATACTACACTATAAGATTAATAATGAGGAAATAATATGTTTATACATAATGCTGTAGATATCCCAGAAGTAGGGACTACAAATGTGAATCGAAAACGGTTCTACTTAACACCAACTGGTACATATCCATCAATTACAACAGTATTGGGTGTTCGTAAAGAAAAGAAAGCGGGACTCCAAGCATGGCGTAATCGTGTTGGTAACGATGTTGCTAATCATATCATGCGAACTGCTGCATCTCGTGGAACTGCTGTTCACCACATGTGTGAGGACTTCTTAAACAATAAAGATGTTGTCAAAGAAGAACAGTCATTCTTACCTTGGTGTTTGTTCTCACAACTAAAACCAACTCTAGAAAAATCAATAAATAATATTTACGCACAAGAGTGTGGATTGTGGAGTGAGAAGTATCGTGTTGCTGGAAGAGTAGACTGTATTGCAGAATGGAACGGTGTTCCATCTATCATCGACTTTAAGACTTCTCGTTCAGAACGTAAAGACGATTATAATTTTGAGTACTACATGCAAGCATCTGCTTATGCAGAGATGTTTCAAGAAAGAACAGGAATTGAGATTAACCAAATCGTTATTCTTGTTGTAACTGAAGATGGACTTGTCCAAGAATTTGTAAAGGACAAAAATGACTATCTTCAAGACTTGGTTGATACAATCGACCAGTTTACAGAAGAGTGGGTTAAGGAAAATGAAAAAACTAATAATGATGTTGTCAGTACTACCAGCGCTACTGTTTAGTACTGCAGCTGTAACTGCACCATATTGGACAGAGAAACCAACTGTCTGTGCATTGCCAGAAGAGGTAATGCAAATTGCAGCATCCAGAGGTGAATATCCAACTATAGTTTTAGATGGGATGTTTGTATTGCCTGGCGAAGTACCATCATTGGTGCCAAGTAAATGGGTTATTGCTACGAATGAAGAAACTGGAACATGGACTTTATTAGAATTTCCTAAAGATTCTAACATGGCATGTATTATTGGAAGAGGTAGTGGACATATAGAACTACTATCTAGAGGTACAAGTACATGACAGATATCATTCCAATCATTTGGCATTTGTTTTTAACAGTGTGTTCTGGTTCAACATGTATTGAACAGGATGTGCAGTGGTTTGAAAATAAAAGTTTATGTGAAGAACATTTGGTTTTACATTCAGAAATACCATCTGATGGAAGTTGGGATTCTGTAGAATACATTTGTAAACCAGTAGGTTCAATTGCCTCTTGACATTTAAAAGTCAATGTGGTATAAATATATTACAATTTGGTTGACGCAGACTGAATACTAATCTGGACATGGGGGCAGTACCCATCGCCTCCACCATAAACACTTGGAGAAGTAAATGTTTAAATGGTTACTTAATATAAAACTTGTTGTTATAACAAGAGACTATTTTAAAGAAAGAAACCGTAAAGCAGATGCTAAAATTCCAAAGTATCTATCGGGAACAACGAGTGTTTATGATGGGGGCGAACTAGGTTCGACAGGTAGGAATAGGAAAGTTTAGAATTGTCGGGTGACTCCGTAAATGGTCAAAAACTATAATTGCAAACGACAATTATGTTCCTGTGGATTACGCCTTAGCGGCCTAATCGCACTGAGTTTTGAGGGTGTACTTGTAAACAGAAACATCCTCACCTTATTCTCGTTCATCCCTTTGGGACGGAAGTAGCATAATGCGAAGGAACGTACTTAACCTTAAAGGGGAGAGTGCTATGACTTTATATCAAGCATGGTGTTATCGCAAACTGAAGGAAGAGCGAAAACGCAAAGAAAAGATTTTGATGTACTTCAGAATCAGATTGAAAGGGTGACGCCTCAATACGTCCATGCAGTCCAACGGTTAGACTGTTCTTGCACCCAGTACTTATACACTGGCTCTGCTTAATTTAATGGGTGGGGAGAGTATCCTTTCACTCTCCCCATTCACCTTAACATGGAGTTTGTAATGAAAAATAACTTAGAAGAACTTGCAGTGATGACACCTAAGAAGTTCGCATTGAAAATTGAAAAGATGGTAAGTGCTGGTTTGGGTCAAACAACTTATATGGATGCCATACTAGACTACTGTGAAAAACACCAAATGGAGCCAGATGCAGTCGCACCTTTAATCTCCAAACCACTCAAGGAAAAAATAGAAGCAGATGCAAGACAATTAAACTTCTTGCCTAGAGTAGCAACCCTACCAGTTTAGGAGCAATCTAATGGAAGCGTGGGAGTGTTACCGAATGTATCTTGGTCTAAAACTTCATTTCACCACAGATTACGACTACAAAAAGTATGGGGGTAAAACCTCAGCAACCAAAGCATCATTCCTAAAAAGAAGGGACAGAAACTTTTTCGCCAAGACGGCAAGAAAATACGATGACAAGACAATAGACTATTTCATAGCGAATTTCGTGAAATCACCAAAAGGATATATAGGTGAATTTTCAGAGGAGAACTATATGGAATGGAGTAAGAATAAACAGTCT